CAGACACTACCTATAGTGTTTGCAACGTGACTACGTAGTATTACGTATAGACTGTGTAGTCACTGACTAGACTGTATGGTTTGTGACTGCTTAGTATCTTTTGTGACTATCGAGTCATGGGGGGAGGGGTGTGGCTTTAGTGTTTAATGTTGCAGGAGCCTCTGACGCTCACAAAAAAGGCTATAAAGGAACTAATTAGGGACAGATTAGACCACATCACTTAAAGCGCTAAGTAGTTGATCGGTAAAGGAAAGTAGGTAGACTAGACAATCCTACGAGTGCATAGTCGTAAATGTAAGAAGTAGAAGGCTTAAGAAAGTAACATATGTAAATAATTGTAACAAAATGAAGAAAAAGCTTGCATTCCGACAAAAGCATGCTATACTTATTATACTGTACTATGAAGTGACGAAGAAGGTGATGGACTCTTATGTTGCTAAGCAGGAATCTGGACAGTTGATACAACGAATGTATAAGTTAACTACTAACAGATACTTATAACAAGTACTTATAATATTTAACTTAGTAAGTTCTTAACTTATACGTTTCTTTAAAGTACTTTAAGTGCGAAGCACGGTAAGCATAGATGTTTTGTCTAACTAACAGGGTGTCTATACTTAAGGTATGTCTACCAAACAAAAGACACCTAGTGATAGGCTTGAAACACGTTTACAGGTGCGTGTGTCTGAACACCTGTAGCTTTTCAAGAGGAATCAAAATGGAAAACACACCACGTCTGTATGACGTCCAAGAAACTAAGGTTTTAACAGAACACTTACATCATTTGTCTAAACCACAGGATGAGCGTGAGGAGTATAACAAGAGTAGGTACGCACAGCAGAAAGCTGTTAAAGAGTCTTTAAGCAAGGGTGTTAAGTCCTGTGCTAAGTGCGGTGAAGAGAAGAAGTTGTTTGACTTCTACGCTGATAAGAAAAGCTACTCTGGCTACTCTAGCTACTGCAAAGAGTGCAAGAAAGCAACCGTATGACAGAGACAGTACAGCCTAAGTTACGAGGTAAAGGTAGACCACCTAAGTCTGACCTTCAAGCAGTGAAGGACAGAACCAAAGGTAAGGTAGGTCGTCCTGCTGGCGATGCTGCCAGACTTCAAGAGTTCAAGGAACGATTGCTTGCTACTGGTGGTAGTCGTATCTTAGACAAGATGGTAGAGATTGCCATGACTGACGGACATCCCGGACAGATGGCAGCTATGAAGTTAGCTGTTGATCGTATCCTCCCTGTGTCTATGTTCGATGCAGCTAAACAAGCTGGTGGAGCACCTCAGATCAGTATCAACATTACAGGCTTGAATACACCCACTGTAAGCAGTGTTAACGATGAGGATGTGATTGATGTCTGAACTTAACTTTGCCCTACTTAACTGGCAACAGACTGTCTTTAAAGACTCTCACCGCTTCAAGGTTGTAGCTGCTGGTCGTCGCTGTGGTAAGTCCCGGTTGTCGGCTGTAACGCTCCTTATCGAGGCTTTGAACTGCCCTGAAGGGTCAGCGGTGATGTACATCGCTCCTACCCTTGGACAGGCCCGTACGATCATTTGGGACTTACTGCATGACTTAGGTCGTCCAGTGATTAAGTCCTCTCACATTAACAACCTTGAGATTACCCTTGTCAACGGAAGAAAGATTCTGGTTCGAGGCGCTGATAACCCCGATAGTCTTCGTGGTGTGTCCCTTGTGTACGTGGTACTGGACGAATGTGCTTTCATTAAGCAAGAGATTTGGGAAAAGGTTATCCGTGCTGCTTTGTCGGACAAGAAAGGTAGAGCACTGTTCATCTCTACTCCGTCTGGCCGTAACTGGTTCTATGACGTATATAAGCTCGGTAAAGACTCAGAAGATGAAGAGTGGAAGGCATGGCACTACACCACCAACGACAACGAAACCATTGACCCTAAAGAGATCGAAGCAGCCAAGCGAACTTTGAGTTCCTTTGCCTTTAAGCAGGAATACTTATCCAGCTTCGATACTTCAGGTTCCGACATCTTTAAAGAACACTGGATCAAGAAAGGCCCTGAGCCTAAGGATGGTTCGTACATCATCGCCATTGACTTGGCAGGCTTTGAAGACATTGCCGATGGTTCCCAGAACAAGAAGAGACTAGACGAATCAGCTATTGCTGTGGTCAAGGTATCAGATGATGGTACTTGGTGGGTTAACAAGATTGAGCATGGACGATGGGACATCAAGGATACGTGTATGCGTATCTTGAAGAACATTAAAGAGTTCCAACCTCTGTCTATAGGTATTGAGCGAGGAACAGCTAAGAACGCTGCCTTGACCATCCTACAGGATATGATGAGACAGTACAACACCTACGCTCACATCCAGAGTTTAACTCACGGTAACAAGAAGAAGATTGATCGTGTCATCTGGGCCTTACAAGGACGGATGGAGCACGGTAAGGTCATCTTGAACGAAAATGGTGAGTGGGCTGACTTTGAAGACCAGCTTTTACTATTTCCGACAAAAGGAGTGCATGACGACTTAGTAGACGCTTTAGCGTATATTGAGCAGTTAGCTCTTAATTCTTTTGTTCCTGACTACGAAGAAGATGATTTTGACGTTTATGATATAACGGTAGGCTATTGATGAAATCTTGTCCAAAGTGTAAAGAGTTAAAAGATGAGTCTTGTTTTTACAAAGATGATTCAAAAGTAGATAAGCTTTCGTCTTATTGTAAAGATTGTGCTAAAAAGAAAAGAATGACCAGATATGCAGATAACAAAGAAGAAGAAAAGAAAGCTTTTCGTCAGCACTATCAAGTCAATAAAGAGCAATCACGGCGTTACAGCTTAAAAGCTCTTTATGGTCTTTCTTTGGAAGAGTATAACGAAATGCGAGAAGAACAGATGTTTTCTTGTCTGATCTGTAAAACGCATGAAGACGACACGGCCCGTGGTTTATTTGTAGACCATTGCCACGACACAGGAAAAGTTCGGGGACTCTTATGCCAGCATTGCAACACAATGTTAGGAATGGCTAAAGATAATCAACTAATCCTTCAAGAAGCAATTAAGTATCTAGCAAGGATGTAAAACAATGGATGACAACTTAGAAACAAGTCAGTATGACGAACCCACAGAGTCCGACAAAGAGCTGACTGAATGGGTTGTCTCACACACTGACAAGTGGCGTGATTACCGCGACCAGAACTACCTGTCTGACTGGCAAGAGTACGAACGTATCTTCCGTGGTCAGTGGGCCGCTGAAGACAGTACACGTGACTCAGAGCGTAGCCGTATCATCTCCCCTGCTACACAGCAGGCGATTGAGACTCGTCACGCTGAGATCATGGAGGCGATCTTCGGACAAGGTGAGTGGTTCGATATTGAGGATGATCTGAAGGACGTTAACGGCACTGCCTTGGACGTTGAGCAGATCAAAGCTCAGTTGATGGAAGACTTCAACCGTGACAAGATTAAGAAGGCTGTGGATCAGATTGAACTCATGGCTGAGATCTACGGTACAGGTATCGGTGAGATCGCTGTCAAGACAGAGAAGGAGTACGCCCCTGCCACTCAAGCTATCCCCGGCGTACAAGGACAAGCGGCTATCGGCGTTACCGAGAAAGACCGTATCTCCGTCAAACTAGTTCCTGTGAATCCTAAGAACTTCTTGGTTGACCCTAATGCCACATCCTTGGATGATGCTATGGGGTGCGCCATTGAGAAGTTCGTATCGGTGCATAAGATCGTTGAAGGCATGGAAAAGGGTATCTATCGTAAGATTGATCTCGGCATTGATGCTCCTGATGATGACTTAGAAGTCACAGAAGAAGTGGTTAACTATCAAGATGGGCGTGTGCGTATGCTCACGTACTACGGCTTGGTTCCCCGTGAGTACTTAGAACAGTTGGAGAACGAAGAAGAGGTTGCTGACCTGTTCCCTGAAGACTCCTTAGCTGATGACTACGCTGAATTGGTGGAAGCAATTATCGTTATCGCTAACGGCGGTAAGCTCTTGAAGGCTGAAGCTAATCCCTACATGATGAAGGATCGTCCTGTCATGCTGTATCAAGACGATACAGTCCCCGGACGTGTATGGGGTCGAGGTACAGCGGAGAAGGCCTACAACATGCAGAAGGCCATTGACGGTAGCTTGCGTATGGACAGTGA